CTGTAAATGTTGCCATTGTTTCACCCCCACCAGCACCAGAAAGGGTTATAAGACCAGACCTTAGAAAAAGTGATCCTGTACCAGCCTCATCAATAACGGAATTTGAACCATCGTGATAAATCTGTAAATCAGAACCAGCACCCCACATTGCCTTAGCATCATCGGGGAAAAGAATGTCAGGCGTTCCAGTGGGAACTGTAAATACTGTGGCATCAGCATCATTCTTTAATGTGATGTCTGATGTTGATCCCTGTCCAGTTAATATAAGGCCTTCAGCAGCAGTATAACCGATTGCAGCATTATCACCAGCAGCAGTATCACCAGCTGGTTCTACTGTTCCTGTTGCTATCACATTACCTGCTACATCCAAACCAGAACTGTCGATCTCTATTCTTTTAGTTCCACCTGTTGTGACGTTGAACGTATCAGCGTTGCTAAAGTAAATACCTGTATTTGTGTCACCCGTGTTTGTAATTGATGGTGCTGATACACTGCCGTCAGCAAATGATATAATACCAGTAATTATTGGACTCGCAAGAGTAACAACAGAAGCTGTCGAACTGATACCAGACGTTAGTGTGGTTCCGTTACCCAACAAGGTGTAAAGTTCAACAAAGTTATCATTGACTTTATCACCGCCAGTACGGATATCGTCACCCGTACCGTCACCAGCGGTTGTTCCTAATCCTATTGCTCTATATGCCATTGTCAGTCTTCCTTTGTTATATTTATACTCGTTCTAGATCGAAACTCTCTACCACATTATCAAATGTTACTGTTGTTCCACTAAATCCTGTTTCAATAGTTATCCCTGAGGCTACTGCCCTAATATACAAATCAAGGTCAGTACCATCCTCAAGTAAAAATTCGAACCCAGTAGATTCATCATCACCTTCTAATGTAATATGTCCAGATATATTGCCCGTGTCATCAAGAGAAGCTTCAAGTAATATGTTTCCGCCGGATTCAATTATTAATTCAGAGTTACCCGAATGATCTATAAGTAAATTATCCGTATCCTCATGTGCAAGTTTACCATTTGTATTGACGAAGATATCGGCTGGGAAAGTAAATGGTTCAAGGGTAGTGTTTTCCTCTATACCAAATGGTTTCTCACCAACATTTAAAGATTCTTCTAGAGAAATAAACATCCTCTCAAGACTTAGTTTGACACCAACACCAAGTCCAGTATAATCTTCTAATATTATATCGTCACCAAATGTTCCTGTAACAGTTGTTCCATCTTCTTGCTTGAATGTTCCAATCTCATCACCCTCAAGAACAATAGTATCAAGAGAATTAATATCAGAAATATTCAGCAGTGTATCGCGAGTAAAGTCTTCGTCGTTATAAGAGTATGAACCACCCAAGGTTTCTTTGGTTACACTCTGATTTATATTAAAATCTATAGCATCTTCCAACAAGAAGTGATCAGCCAAATCAGCCCCACTAGCGTCAGTTTGAGTAATCAACAAGCGACTACCAATTTGAGCAGAACCTACTTCCAACATAATACCGTCGCCAGTAATACCTTCGATAGATGTGGTTGAGAGGAATAGCAACCCATTAGCAGTATTATGTGTTTTGTTTAAAGTTGCATTAAGTTTAGTTGTAATAATAGACCGAACATGGATATCTCTATCATAATCTGATACCCCCTCAATAACAAATGTTTCAGCTAATTGTTCACTGATAAGATGTTCAAATATGGATGTGTCCTCACCAAGCATAAATGATGTACCATCTTGAAGACTATCTTCCAACTCAAACAACAACCCATCTTCCATAACAAGATCACTACCAGCATCATCTTGAGATGTTGAAAGATGATCTGGTTCAGTGCCATCAATAACAAGATTGTTTGTTATATTTTCAGCACTTTCAGATACGATACGGTTTAAGTCTTCTGTTAGTAATACACCAAACTCACCAGAACCACTGCCGTAAGATATTTCAATTGCTTCAAAATCAGGATAAGCATTTTCTGGTGGTTCTAATCGTACAAAACCTATACCAGTTTCAGTCTCAAGAATAAACTGATCTCCATCACCCTGTTGAATAGAACTTTCTAATAGTAGTCCAGTTTCTTCTGTAGTTGTAAAACCAAGTCGTCGCTGAATAGGATCACTGAATACTGAGAAGAACGTGCCACCAAGAAGCGCATTAAAGAGATCACTGTCCAGATCACTTGCACCAACATCCTGTGCTTCTCCAAGTTTCGCCCTCATAGAAACAAACGAAACAGTAATAACTTTTGCGAATACATTAAATCCTGCTGGATGAACTGCTTTTTTCAATTCATTAATATATAAATCAGAACCAGAACTTGTTTGAATTTCATATGAGAAATCTTGATAATAATATGAATCTTGAATCTTAATCAATTCCTCACTTATTAAATTTTCAATACCATCAAAAGTCCCTGTTTTCTCCGTGGTTGTGCCTAAAACAAAATCTGACTTTGCAATATCTACATGGGCAATTGTTCCAGAACCAGTGGCAGTTGATATTGTTTCTGTCCCAGTAGAGAAATCAACACCAGCACCATTAAGCAATAACTTATCTGTTGCATGAAGAGAATTGTCGTCTGTTCCATTCAAAATTACGGCATCAAAAGGATCATCGGTCTCGTGTAGAAGTTTTGAATTTTCATCGCCCGCGTCATCAAGGTCTAAAACAATCAGATTGCTGGGGTCATTTGTTCCATTTGCATCCGTGGCATTGGGAATAATTTTTTCACCAGCGTTTAAACTATTGCTATCAGTACCGTTAAGAACCAAATTTTCTCCATTGTCTAAATCAGCATCAAGTATAATGAAGGTTCCACCACCCACCGACATAACGGGAACTGTACTATCTTCTAATATAAATTTTACCTGTCTACGGTCATAGACATAAACTGGTGCAACATCAGTTCTAAATCCGCTTTCTTGGCATATGAACTCACCCATGACTTGATCTCTTGAATCCTTTATAGGTGGTTCTGACCTAAGTGAACCGCTACCATCTTCAAGAACAGTCTGTGCTAGTTCTTCAACATCTGGATGCTCCATAATGAGCTCACCTTGATCATCCTCCAAGAGTATAAAACCAGTTGTTGCTATAATAGCATCTAGTAAAAGTCTGTCTCCATTCTCATCAACTAAATTTTCTTCATGGACAAGATTAGCATCTAAAATAATACTATCGTTAACATATTCTCTATTTGCAACAGAGTCTTCAAGAAGCACACCCTCATTAGAAGTACCCCCTTGTGACTCATCTTGAATACCAAATGCATCGGTAAGAGAAACCTCTAGAATTTGAGCTACAGAATCATATGATCGAACTGTTCCCGTATTTCCAGATGTTAGTGCTTCACCAACAACAAAGTTTCCTGTAATATTTTTAAGAACAAATTTTGCCCTATGATCTAGTTTAGGAACCTCAGTATAATTGAAGCCAGAATTAATAATATCTATAGAAGAAATTCGTCCAATATCTTTGGGGATAGCAAGAGCATTTATCCCAGTACCATATTGACTTCTAACGGTGATGGTGGGTAGACTCAAATAACCGGACCCCGGTTTAAGCAAAGATATCTTTGTGATATCTCCAGAACCATCCTCTAACATAATCCCTTCATTGTCATAACGATGTGTATCTGCAATGTTTATGTTTACTGACCATTCAGATTCAAATCTATCACCAAGAACTAGTTCAGTATTAATGCCCCCAACATAAGTTGCAACATTTCCAGACTCACCATATAGATGATCAGAACGATGATTATAATTACCACCCCAAAGGTCATATGTGTCTGCATCATAACTTGAGCTACCTGAAACTGTTGTTGCAGTTGGTGAATAGAAAATAAGGCCAGGGTATTCTAAGAACTCATATGTTCTCACTTTAGTTACATCACTCTCAAATACTAAAACTTCATTATCCAAAAATGTTTGTGGAATAGATAGTGATATTGTTGATTGATCTGTAACAGAAGTAACTGTAACTCTTGCACCTTCACTAATACTATTTGATCGTACAACCATCCCCAGTATAATATCATTTCCTGTTGCGTTATCTAGTTTTACTGACGTTGAATTGAATGTTTCGCCATTGGTAGATGCAGATGATTTTATAACAGTATCTTGTTCTGCTGCAAATTTGGTTAGGTGGAGTGGATAATAGTAACCGATTGTACTACTATATAACCTATCAGTACCAAACACCGCATAAGGTGCTTCACCAGCAAATGTAGCGTCCTCAAGTTGAAAATTAAATAACTCTATATAACTATTTGTGCCCGATTCCTGTATGACTGTATCACCAGTTTCATTAAGAATGTTGCCGTTAATAACAGTAACGACCCCCTCAGCACTTTCTACCACCCCAGCCTCAGCACTATTATTTGTAAAAACTGCAAGATCACCTATTTCATACTTCGTTCCGCCGTCATCGATTACAATATCTGAAACTGAACCCCTTTCAACAATACCAACAACAGCGGAAATATCACCACTACCAATTCCGGGAGATGTATCAAGGTCAAGGAGATCGCCACTTTTATATAATGTACCGGCATTGGATGTTGATACAGTTGAAAGTATTTGACTAATAACAAAATTATATCTTATATCTCCCTTGGAAGATATGCCATATATAGTTTCCCCATTTATAAAGGTTCCAAGCAAACTTGAAATTTCAAATTGAATATATGAAGTGCCACCAGTAACAGAAAATGTTGTTGAACTCTCAACAAGAGCTGTTGCTAAACTGCTCGCACCTGTAATTGATTGCCCAATCAATTCATCTGCAACAACGTCACCAGTAGCAGAACAACGTATAAAGGTAGGTTTATCCCAATCGGCATCTGATGCTTTCATCATATATTGATTGGGGTAGAATACTTCTGATTCCTCATCAAGAAGGATTTTCATAAAGAGTTTAGCACCCTCCTTAGTTCCCTTCCTTCGATACAACTCACCAATATGTTTTTCTAGATTTCTCTTATTGATCCCATTTGCAAGATTGCTAGGAATACCACTCATAAATGATTTGCGAAACTCTTCAATAAAATCAAAGATGGTGTTATCAATATCAGCATACGCCAACAACTGTTGAATATTCTGAACAGGGTTTGCACGATATCTTGTAACTACACCAGACGAAGTGGAAGTTCCACCTGTTACTGTTTCACCTGTCTCAAACAGTTGTTGGGAAGATATGAACAGTCTTGGTGTCGCATTACCAAGGTCTTCAACTAAGACTGTTGCAGTTGCACCAGTTATATTACCAGTAATAGTCTCGCCTTCAATAAACTTACCTGTGGTGCCAGAACCGACTTCAGTAACAATCAGGGTTCCATCTTCATTAAGAAGATTGGTGGGAGTATCGACATCTAAAATGATATTATCAATAAGAACTGTTAATTGAAGTTCACCAGATTCAAGATACTGATAATATGATTTTAGAAATTGAGAAAACAGTGGATGATCTTCAGCAATAAAGTCAGGCAGTTGTCCATCAATCTGGGTGCTGAGTTTATTCTCTAGTTCTGGGGTCCAAGATAAGTCAAAGGGTGGTGCCATGATTAATAACTCGACGGAGTTGTATAACTACTAGTTGTAACGTAATCTTTTGACGAACCCCCCGCACTATTGACTACAATTGTATCTTGTCCTCCAGAGATTATCGTATTCAGAAGATCAATTTCAACAATCTGATTTCTCTTACCAACAATATCGTTAGAATTTGGTGTTGCAGTTATCCTTATTGATGTTGATGCCTTGTCATCAACTTTAGATACAGATGTTATATAAACTGGATTAACTGAAACTAAACCTGATGTATAATTCACCGTTCCAGCTTCAGCATTATAATATGTTCGTGATCCGGTGGTCAAATAGTAAATACGAAGTTTACCAGCGCCATCATCATCAAAGAACATCTCGTTTGTATTATTCTGTACATAGAAACCAGTTGATGCAATAATACCACCGGCTGTTGAATTATGACCAGAGTGCGGGTGGTATAGTGAGTTTGCAAAATTAATATTGAAAGCAAATGAACCAGA